CCCCTAAAAAGAAAATAAAAAAAATTTATAAAAACTATTGACTAATAGCATATAATATGATATATTATAATTGTAATAAATAAGGAGGATATAAAAATGAAAAAAGTAAAAAAATTAAAATTAAGATCATGGGTGAAAGATGTGTTGTTGTTTAGTGCTTGCTTATGTTTTATAACAATATTTGCAATAATATGGCAAATAAGAATGACAGAAATAGAAAAAAATACAAATACTGCAAATAACAATGACTCAACAATCGTGATGGTAAACGGAATATATTAAAAAACAAATAAAAAACTATTGACTAATACATAATAATATGATATAATTAAATTACAAAATAAGTTATGCTTCTTATACAAAAAGCAACCTCGAAAGAGGACGAAAGGAAAAAAGAAAATGAAAAAATTTGAAGAATTAAAAGTAAACGATACTATAAAAGTAAATGATTATACTTTAAAAATAACAGGATATAACAAAGAATTCAATGGATACTATATTGAGGGTAGAAAAAACAATGACTATAATACATATATCAGCTTATTAGTACCAAGTAAACAATATAATAAAATGGATGAAATAAGTAAATTATACGCAACACCATTTAATAAAGTTAGTGAGGTGTTATAATATGAAAGAACAATATATAAATGATGATACATTACAAAATGAAGCTTTTCAAATAAGAGATGATTTCACATTGCTAGAGCAATTAAAATTAGCTCATAACATAATAGACTTAATAATCAATGATATTCAATACAATTTAGAGACAAACGACGATAAAAAAAGCTTTAATACATTAATAACAACAGAATTACAACTAAATGAAATTATAAAAAGAAATGAGGTAAAATAATATGAAAAAAGAATTTTATACACTAGTTATGAAAAATAATAAAAAACAAGCTATTAAAGTAAAAGGTTATATACTTAAAACAAAAACTAATTTATTTGGAATATATAAAAACGAATTTAATGACTTTGATATTATTGATTTAAATAGTGGGCTATCTGTAAATTATCTACACTATTACAAGCTAAAAGATTTTAAAGAAGATATTAGGCTATTTGACAACAGGTTAACCAAGTTTAAAGAAGATTTTAACGATTCATATTGTAAATATGTAAATAATTTCAATGAAATATTAGAAAACGAGGCTAACTAATATGACATCAATCCAACCAATAAAATATACAAAAAAAGTAAATTATTACAATAAAAAAATGGAAATCGTTGACACTGTAACAAGTGAAAAACGATTTTTCACAAATTTAAACGATGCAATAACACTCTTAGCAAATACCGAGTTACACTACGTTGAAAATAAAAAAGGTATATCTGTGTTTGAAGAAATAGTAATACAAGACACAACGGATCAATGCAATTGGAAATTTTACAGAAAAGAAATCAACACAGCCACCAAAAGAATTATGACAAACTTCAATGAAGGAAGTGTCATCGATGTACTTTAAAATGGAATTGACAAATAAAAATGATGAACTTATTGACGAGGTCAAATTTAAATCAATAGAACAGTTAAAAGAATTTTATTATAATTTAGATGATAAAATCGAATTACATAACGAATGGCGAGGGTTAACATTGAAATCGTATATCGTATATGAAGACGAAGCCGAAAACATGCAAGAATTGAAAGCATATTATAAAATATTCCCAGAAAATCCTGACGAATACATACTAACAAGACCACTAAAACTACGCCAATTGAATCAAACAACGGAAGTAACAAATAACAAAAGTATTATATCAGGTATTTTCTGGGTACTTATAACAATTTTATTTTTACCGTTTGTTATAGTGATATCAGCAGCTAGTAAGAATTAGAAGACATGTAAAATGTCTTTTTTTTATATTATTATATAATTATAAAGCCTGTTTGATGCTTATTTGACGCCTGTTATGGCGTTTTTTATTATCATTTAATATATAATACATATTTTATTAAAAACGTCTTAGAATGCGTAAAAATAACAATATAAACATATATAATATTAAGCATATAATATATGCACCTTTTTAAAGCCTGTTTTTAGCCTCATACATGGCTTTTTTATATGGCTTAGTATATTTGTATTAATCCATATATAAACGCCTAAAATATGTGCTTAAATATGTTTATATATCAAAAACGAATTAATAAAGTGATACTAATTTTCAAAAATTTTATAAGACTATTTATGTATTTATTTATAAAATTTCATTTTTCAAATATGAAAGTCGATAGTCGTTTTGATTTTTTGAAAGTCGATAGTCGTTTTTATTTTACTTGATAGTCGGCATTAGGTATCGTTTCTTCTTCTAATTGTTTCTGAATTGCATCCATAGTTGATTTACTACTTATTTGAGCATTATCAGAAGTTGGGGTAACTGTGATATTTTTATCATCTCGTAACCCAAAATAGTTCTTTCCTAAGAAGATGTATGTGACTGGATTTATCTTACCAACTAAAGCCCCATTTTCCATTGACATATGACAATATGAGATAACATTTTTAAAAACGTCGGAAACGGGAGAGTTCGGATTATTGGCATGAGCATAGATTGTATCTCTATTAACTCCAAGATATAAAGCAATAGCTACTATAGTCGGAACAGTGTTAGTTCTATCACATAAATCAAAGAATTCTTCTAAATCTTTCTGTAATGCTTCAACACTTTGAAAAGCCATATTAGGATGAAAAGTTTTTTTTACACAATGTTCTCTAACAGCTTTATTAAATTCTTTAACATTAGGATCACTCATATATTCTTTACTAACTTTGTTATTACTTATATTCCCTCTTTTATTGGTGATTTCCATAAATTTAGTAACATTATCTCTGTTATCATCATTAATTCTTCTTCTAGGCATCAAAAATCACTCTCTTTCAAAATACTATAATAATTATAGCATAATTTAATCAAATAGTCAAGAAATTATCAAAAATTGCCCTTAAATTACTCAAAAAATTCCCTTAAATTGCCCTTTTTAGAGCAAAAACTCCCTTAAAATGGGCATTTTTTCCCTTAAATTTTAAAAAACTCCCTTAACGATTTCCTTATTTTATAAGGGTTTGGAGGCCATTAAGGGCAAAAAAGGGACAAAAGGGCGAGTAAAAATCCATATATACACATATACATATATACATTATGTATTTTTTATTTTTCCATACGTAAGAATATTAATATTTTTATATAAAAATATCCCTTAATACCAATTTTTCCCTTATTTTTCAACAAATCTTAAGGGACATTTAAGGGAGTTTTTAGGGCAATTAAGGGAAAAAATCTTAAATTTAAGGGAAAAAAGGGCATAAAAAAGGGCAATTTTTTAATAT